CTCTGATGGCACTAGATACTTTGCTGCAGATAATGACAAACTTCATAGAGGTAATATCTTTGGCTCTACATCTGATGGTCATATCTACGATCTTGATGGTCCAGTTACCACAGTAGCACTGCGCTATGCAAAGCAACGTTTGTTAGCTGGCGTAGGTAGAAAGTTATATGAATTAGATTCTAACATTGCATCCACTCCAGGTGGTCACTCTTTACCTGCTGAACTTTATACACACCCAAACCCATCGTGGATATGGACAACCATATCTGAAGGACCTGCTGCTTTCTATGTTGGTGGCTATGCTGGATCTCAATCATCTCTATACAAGATTACATTAGACACAACAACATTAAACTCATTACTTTTCCCAGAACTTAATGCTCCTACAGTTGTAGTTGATCTACCAGAGGGTGAGATAATCAATGCCTTTGATGTATACCTTGGTACCTTTGGAGTTCTTTGTACTAACAAGGGTGTAAGAGTTGCGTTGGTATCTGCCGATGGTGACATCAGTTATGGACCATTGCTAGTAGATACAGAGTGCAAGAGTGTAACATTCAAGGATAGATTTGCCTATGTAACAACCTTACAAGGTACTGAGTCAGGTCTAATTCGTATTGATCTATCACAGTCAGTAGTTTCTAATAGCCTTGTCTCTGCCTATGCTTGGGATGTTTGTGCAATCGGTGAGACTGCCAACCCAGTATCTACAGACTTCCTTGGTTCTACCGATAGAGCTGTCTTTGCAGTACCAGGTGATGGAATATGGATTGAGTCATCAAGTGTCAAGGTACCATCTGGGTACCTACGTACAGGTTTTGTGCGCTATAACACCACAGAGAATAAGATCTTTAAGATTATGCAGACACGTGCTGATAACACCTACGGTTCTGTATCTGTAGATTCTATTACAGAAGATGACACCTATTACCGCATTGGTTCCTTTGGACAAGGAGTTGCTATCAGCGATGTCAATATCAGCTTCCCAACTTCTGCTGTTGAGTTCTTAGGATTCCAGTTTAACTTCACTCGTTCATCTACAGATACCACACAAGGTCCAGTCTTTACTGGATACCAGGTTAAGTCATTGCCTGCAGTACCGCGTCAGCGATTGATTCAGTACCCAGTGTTCTGCTATGACCACGAGAAGGACCACTATGGAGTTGAGGTGGGTTATGAAGGCTCAGCCTATGACCGCATCAGCCAGCTAGAAGCAATAGAGAATCTAGGCGACACCATCCGCGTCGAAGATTTTAGAACTGGGGAATCATTCCTCGGTCTGATTGAAGAGATGGACTTCATCAACCGCACGCCAACAGATAAGAGATTCTCCGGATACGGTGGAACTTTGTTGGTCACTATACGTTCAGTCTAAGGAGACTACGATCAATGAGCGCATCTGATTACGCAACCCTTGCAGTTGCAGTAACCACAATACTAGGAGCCTTGCTTACAGCAATCCGTTGGCTAGTAAAGCATTACCTTAATGAACTTAAGCCCAACTCAGGTTCAAGTATGCGTGACTCTTTAGACCGATTAGAAAAAAGAGTAGACGATCTATTCAAGTTGATAGCAGAGAAATGAGTAACGATGAAACCCCTTGCCAAGAAAGCCACGCCTGCCGCTATTGCTGTCCTGCGCCAGGCCACAGCGATATGTCCATTGCGTATGAAAGCCTCGGATGGACTCCTACCGTCAGCAGCGCATATCCATCAGAATCCCAACTCTGACCACAACACAGGCTTTGCTGCTGATCTAACCCACGATGTACTAGGTGGGATTGACTGCAATGCAATCTTTGAGAAGTTAAAGACAGATCCACGAGTTGATTACCTGATATTTAAGGGAAAGATTTGGTCAAAGGAAAAGGGACTAAGAGCCTACAAAGGTCCTAACAAGCACACAAAGCATCTTCACATCTCCATCAAACAAGGATGTGGAGACGACACTTCCCCGTGGTTCCCTTGGTTGGGAACACCAAAAGTTGTCGCAAGGGTTAAGGCAGCAGTTAAGCCTTTGCCTAAGAAGAAAGAACCAACAAGTCCAAAGGAGTAACAATGGATAAGAACCAGTTAAAGGCAATGGCAGCTACGTATCTACGTGCTGCTGTTGCATCAGTAATCGCTTTATATCTTGCAGGCGTAACAGATCCAAAGGCTTTAGCAACAGCAGGTATCGCTGCTATTGCAGGTCCATTGCTTAAGGCATTAGATCCAAAAGCTGCAGAGTTCGGACGTGGGTCTAAATAACCCATCAGCGCGAGGCAAAGGCCCTCATCCCTTCGGGGATGGGGGTTCTTTTTTTATGCCATTTTGTCCACAGAGCAGGGAACAGTAACTAAATTTCCACAGTTAACACAGGTAGCATCAAGGAAATACCAGACCAGTTCATAATCTTCAAAGGCTGCCATAACATTAAATACCTGGGAGCCACACATACACACGTGGATGGGTCCTAAGCCTCTTAAATCGGCTCCAGTGACCTGTGGCAGGGCATTGTAGGAGCTTATACGCTCCCAGATTTTTGACAGGAGTGGGAAACGGAGTACCATATTGCTCGGCACGGCTCCTTCCTGTGGTCAGTCGCCTCTCGGCCTTACGGCCTCGGCCCCGTAAGGGGCCACTGTAAATTCGCTATCGCTCATATTGTACACATCAGGTAGCGTGTCTCAGGTACGACACGCCGTAGGTGTGTTACTCTCAGGTATGACAACCATCGCAGCTTTAGAAGGTATTGATTACGCGGTCTTCGTAGCTGACTCTCAGATAACTGAAGACAATCTCGTTACCTTAGCAACGAGCACGCCTAAGATCGTTGAGGTGGGTAAGTTCATCATCGGTATCTCAGGTGATACTAGACCAGGTGATATCCTTTCGTATAACTGGAAACCGCCACTGTATCGTGGCGAGGAGCCAGCCCAGTTTATGGGCAAGAAGGTGATACCAAGTATCAACGCAGCCTTTAATGATAACAACTACGACTATAACAAGGAGAGTAAAGATGGTGGCTTCGATTATCTCATTGCTTTTAACGGCAATATCTTTCGTATTGCTTGTGATCTCTCTTTTTTCCAAGCAGATCACGGAGCGTATGGCATTGGTAGTGGGGGTCAGCTTGCTCTTGGCTACCTGTATTCAATTGTCAAACCTGATATAGAGTTAGCCTACGCCAAGCGACACGCCCGTAAAGCGGTAGAGATTGCGTCAGTCCTTGACAGTAATACTGGCAAGCCCATACAGTTGGTAGTCCAAGAAAGGTTCTAGGAGGAGCTATGGCGGAAAAGCAAATAAAGATGGGCAAGTGGTTAAGTTATGGCCGGATATCTAGTGGATTTGGTATTGGATTTACAATAACAAAACACTTTGTTGATATGCAATTTGGATTTTGGTATGTAGGTTTTGAGTTCTAATGGAAAAGACTATTGGTTACGCTTTGAAAGAAGCATATGATGCAGGTTATGAGGATGGTATTTCATCTGTTGTCAAAGCATCTGAAGAGGATATGAAACTACTACTGAATCAGGTACACAATGGGTAATTGGATTATTGCTTGGGTTCTTATCATTGCAGTTATCCTAGTTTGGAATTACGCCAGATGTCGGTAACTGATCCTAAAGATTTACTACTGACTGCACTACGTGCAGGCGATGCTAAGCGTTCACGCTCAACACAGGTACAGATCGGTCCATCAGAGGTAGGTGGGTGTCGCCGTAAGGTGTGGTACCGATTAAACAATCAACCTGAAACCAATGACAACGAGTTAAAACTCGCTGCGATTATGGGTACTGCTATTCACGCAGAGATCGAGAAGGCGCTAGCAGATAATCCAGATGTGCTGATTGAAACCGAAGTTGAATACAACGGAATGAAAGCGCACATTGACTGTTTCGTACCAGGCACCGGTGATGTGATTGACTGGAAGACATCTAAGATTAAGAACCTTGGATACTTTCCATCAAAGCAACAACGGTGGCAGGTACAGCTATACGGCTACCTCCTAGCTAAGAACGGCTATGCGGTCAACCGAGTGTCACTGGTGGCAATTGCCAGGGACGGGGACGAACGAGATGTCAAGGTTCACACCGAAGCATACGATGAGTCCATTGCACTAGAGGCACTCGGTTGGCTAGCGGCTGTTAAGGAAGCAGCAGAGGCACCAGCACCTGAGAAGGATGCAAGTTACTGTCAGTTCTATTGCAAGTACTATGACGCAAGTGGGCAGATGGGATGCGTTGGTCTAAAAAAAGAACATACACCAGTCAGTGATGTAATCATTGATGATGCAGATGTTGACAAGAATGCACTACTGTATTTACAGTTAGCAGTACAAATCAAAGAGTTAGAAGTACAGCAAGATTCTTTGAAGGCATCCTTTGAAGGATTACTAGGTGTTACTAATTCAGGTATCGAAGTAAGTTGGACAACTGTTAAAGGACGTGAGTCAGTTGACAGTAGCGAGGTAGAAAAACTATTAGGGTTTGTCCCTAAGAAGGTAGGAGCTGAAAGCCAGCGACTATCTATAAAGCAAAGTGGAGGTAAGTAAATGGCTACAGAAGGAACTAAATATCAGATCAACTACAAGTTGAACGATGGAACACTCATCAATCTTTACGCAGCATCAGTTACAGAATTAGAATCAGGTCTTGCAGATCTTGCTATGAATGCAATGAACATTCGGG